AATCAGCCGCGGAACCCTACCTGATGCTGGCCTTGTATTCCAGATTCCTAAGGTAACTGCTGTACCAACAGTAGATCAGATTAATGAGAATCAAGCAATTGCTGATTCACAACTAACTGCATCTTTTATCAACGTTGATGTTAAGCCATTCAAAGGCCGCGCAATTACAACTGTTGAGCTAATTGATCGCTCAAGCCCAGCATTCTTTGATGAGCTTGTACGTCAAATGGAGTTTGCGTACGCAAAGGAAACCGACTACTACGTAACTGCTGAAGTTGCAAACGATGGCGTTCTAAACGCAGATGCAACAACTGAAGATAAGACAGGTCTATTGACTTACATTGCAAACGCCGCTGGTGCAATCTATAAGGGAACACTTGGCTTTGCTCGTAACATTGTAGTATCACCTGAGCAATGGTCAAAGATTATGTCCTATGAAGATGGTGGCCGCCCAATTTACATTGCATCAAATCCACAAAACAATGGTGGAGTTCTTTCACCAGATTCTGTTTCAGGAACAGTTGCAGGCTTAACCCTTCGTGTCAACCGCCAAATCTCTGGAACTGGTAATACAGGTCTAGGTGATTACTCAATGGTAGTTATTAACCCAGATTCATATCAATGGTTTGAATCACCACGCTTCCAGCTACGCACAAACGTAAACAGCGATGGAACAATTGACTTGCTGTACTACGGATATGGAGCGTTGGCCACCAAGGTGGGCTCCGGGGCTAACTGGTTCAACAAGTCCTGATCTAACTAACTAGATCGTAGAGTTACCCCGGCGCACAGCCCTTGCGCCGGGGCTAACATTAGAAAGGAAAGACAATGCCTGCAACATACGTAACTGAAGCGGAACTGCGTTCTGCCCTTGGCATTGGTGCTTTATACAGCTCAGCAGTAGTGGAAGAATGCTGCCAAGCTGCTGAAGATATTGTAAAAAGTAAGTTATGGTTTAACACGCAATCTGTTTACGCATTGGAAGCCACAGGTACAACAGGGCGCATTTATATTTATGAAAACGTAGATCAATTTTTAGTAGGCGATACGATAACTGTTGAAAATGTACGTCAACATTTTAATGGCTCAGCAACAATTACTGCTGTGGGTAAAACTTGGCTAGAGTTTGTTAAAGCGCAGATTACGACACGCGAATACCATACAATTGCACCTTGGGGTCGTGTTTATGGCACACAATCAATAGACTACGCAACTTTAGCTGAAGTCAACTTAGCATCACTAATGGTCGCTGTTGACATTTGGCAGGCTCGCCAAGCTTCAAACGCTGGTGGTATTTCACCAGACTTTCAACCTTCGCCGTATCGCATGGGTAACACTTTAATGGCACGTGTTCGCGGTTTACTTGCGGATCACTTAGCGCCGGGCGGTCAAGTAGGATAATGTCAGCAATCTCTACCCTACGAGGAACAATCGCAGCCGCGCTAACTGACAATACGGCGTGGCAGGTGTTTTCCTTCCCACCTGCCACACCGCTTGCTAATAGCATTGTGGTGCAACCTGGCGATCCATACATTGAGCCAAGTAACGACCATTACAAAGCAATTAAGCCAAGAGTTAACTTCAAGCTGATAGTGCTAACCCCTATGTTTGATAACCAAGGCAACCTAATTAACATTGAAGATTATTATTTAAATATAGTAAATAAGCTGGAAGCATCATCAATTGCGTATACAATTGGAACTTTCAGCGCCCCGGCGGTCTTAACTGGAACAGCAGGCGATCTGTTGTCCGGTGAAGTATCAATCAGCGTTCTATCCGATTGGAGCTAAAACATGGCTGATGTAGACAAAGAACGCGAGGCTTTCCTTGCCAAAATTGGCCAGGTTGAGCTAAGCGAAAAAGCACAAAAACCAACAACTAAGAAAGACGAGGAATAAGCTAACATGGCTGTATTTTTAAATAATACTGTTGGTCTAAAGATTAACGCGATTGATCTTAGCGACCACGTAACGTCAGTTACGCTCAATAGAGCTGCTGACGAATTGGAAATTTCTGCAATGGGAGATACTGCCCACAAATTTGTAAAAGGGTTAGAATCAGCAACTTTAACTGTTTCCTTCCTGAATGACACAGCAACATCAAACGTACTACAGACACTTAATTCCCAATTTGGTAATACTGTGGCTGTAAAGATGGTACAGCAGAAAGTTCCAGCAGTATCGGCAACTAATCCGCTTTACACCTTTGATATTCTTGTAAACAACCTTACACCTATTAACGGCGCGGTTGGCGATATTGGAACACAGGACATTACATTTACTGTAAACTCTGTTGTAACAGTAGCCGACACCGGCACGTTCTAATTTAACAAAGGGGCAAAAATGGCAAAGCTAATTATTACTAGGGCAGATGGCACTAAGTCTGATCATCAGATTACGCCAGCAGTAGAGTACGCTTTTGAGCAGCAGTTCCGCAAAGGCTTTCATAAAGCCTTTCGCGAGGATGAAAAGCAAGAGCATATTTATTGGCTTGCATGGGAATGTCTACGCCGCGCTGATGCGCCTGATGTCAAACCTTTTGGCTCAGCGTTTCTAGATACTTTAGCTGCGGTAGATGTGGTGGCAGACGATTCCCCAAATGGCTAACGCGCGATTCCTTCACGTATAGGATTGCTCAGCTGAGTATCCATACAGGAATTGCGCCTAGCGAGTTTATCAATATGGACACAGACTTGCTTAAGGCTTTTTATGAAGTCCTAAAGCAACAGGCGAAAGAGCGAGAGAATGCCAATCGTAGTAGAAGGAATCGTAGGGCTTAGAAAAGCCTTGCGAAATTACGATACTAACTTGCTTAAAGAGTTTGATAATAAAGTTAAAGCAGAACTAAAGCCGATTGTAAATGATGCTAGAAGCAAAGTGCCTAATTCTGCACCTGGGAATCTGTATAACTGGACAGACACAGGCAAAGAACGTAAAAGCCGAACAGGCCGAGCAAGGGCGTTTCCTAGTTACAATGCTAGTTTAATAAAAAAAGGTTTAACCTATTCACTAGCAAAAAATAGGCAAGACAAAACTGGCTTTGTGTCTATGTTTACTTTGTTTAATAGATCAGCAGCAGGTGCGATAATTGAAACTGCTGGCAGAGCAAACCCATCAGGATCATCACGCAGCGAATCAAATAACCCAAATGCTGGTCGTACCTTTATTGGTGCTATGAATGATATTGGTGGCTTAAAAGATTACAAAGGGCAAGGACAAAAAACAACAGGCCGATTATTGTTTGCAGCATATTGGCGCAACCGAGGCAAAGCCCTAGAAGCGATTATGAAAGCAATTGAGGTTGCAAATGTCCAAGTAGGTCGGGAAATTGACAAGAGCAAGAAATTGGTGGCGTAATGGCTTCTTCAGATATTCTAATTAATATCATTGGACAATTTCAAAAAAAGGGATTTAACGATGCAGATAAAGCATTTGGCAAGTTAGAGAAAAGCGCCAAGTCATTAGGCCGCGTAATAGGCGTTTCTCTAAGTGCTGCCGCTATAACTGCTTATAGTAAGAAAGCAATATCTGCTGCAAATGCAGACATCAAATCACAAAGACTTTTAGCTGTATCACTTAACAATGTCGGCTTGGCTTACGCTAAAGTAGATGTTGAACAATTTATACAAAGATTACAAGAACAAACAGGCATTTTAGATGATGAGTTAAGACCTGCTTTTTCTCAGTTAGCACAAATAACGGGATCAGTTCGCCGTTCCCAAGAGTTGCTTGGACTTGCTTTTGATGTTTCTGCCGGCTCAGGTAAAGACATTAATTCCGTTGTTGACATTTTGACTAAAGCATTTTTAGGCAATACAAAAGGTTTGAAATCTTTAAACTTAGCTTACACAGATGCCGAACTTAAGGCAATGGATTTCAATAAAGTTGTAACAATCCTATCTCAGCAGTTTGCAGGCCAAGGCGCAGCTTCAGTTGAAGGTTTTGAAGGCAAAATGAACTTGCTCAATGTTGCAGCTTCCAATGCAACAGAAACAATTGGTGTGTCTTTAATAACTGCACTTGAGTTATTATCAGCCGATAATTCTATTGAAACTGCTACAAAGAAAATGAAAGGTTTTGGAGATGCTATTGCCAATAACATTACGGCAACAGCATATTTGATTAGAGAATTAGGCAAGATACCTGGCGCAGGTGTTCTAGGCAATATATTTGGTTTTATTGAAGATCGGATTTCTTTCTTCTCACCTTCCAATGCCGCTAACCTGTTAAAACAAATCAAAGGCTTTCAAGGTATGGGCAACATATCTGTTACAAAATCTAGCCAAGATACACAAAAGGCACAGATTGATGAAGCAAGGCGAGCAGAAGAAGCAGCCCTAAAACGCCAAAAAGAAATCTTGGCATTGTTAAAGCAACAAACTAAACAACAAAAAGCCATGGCCGCTGCTGCCAAAAAACAGAAACAAGAAGAAGGCATACTAGCTGAAATCAATAAGCGATTTGAAATGGATCGTATACAGATTGCTGCGGCTTTAGGCGGTCAGATTAATGATGTAGAACGCCTACGCCTAGAACTAATGCAGGCCATTCTTGATGAGGATGTAAAGCGAGCCATTATTCTTGAAGGTCAATTAATCAAAGCTGAGGCTGCGGCTGCTGAGTTGGCTTTGTTGCTAGATAGCCTAGATGAAATGGTTGGAGATCCATTCGCTGATTGGCCTGGCACTATTACACGCATCCAAGAATTGCTTAAAACACTAAACATTAAGATTCCTATTGAAACCCTATTTGCTGAAAAAGGATTAAAACTAGATCAAGACAAAATGACAGTTACCAAGCTTGAGCGCATGGATGTAACTGCCACAAATGTTTACATTAATGGCGCAAGACCTTTAGATGAGTTTGTTAACCCGTTTGAAGTTGGAACTTTAGAACATGCTGTTGCAGAAGGTGTAAAAGCCGATTTAGCAGAATCCGATGCAGCAGCTTTATTAGGAGAATCTGAAGCATTGTTAGCATTAATTGAATCGGAAAGAGCTTTGGCAGAAGCAGAAAATGCAATTAGAGCAGCTGAACTTGCAGCACTTTTTGCCAAATTAGGTCTTGATTCTGAAGGCAACCCAATGTCTACAACTACGATAAATGTTAATGTTGAAGGCAATGTTACATCTGCTGAGGATTTGGCTGAAGTTATTACAGACATTCAATATAACTATCAAAAGACCGGCAAAGGCTTGCTGTTAAGCAGTAGGGCGATTTAATGCCAGCACCTACGCTGCGTGTATTTGTAGACTTTGATAGTGATACCGCTTTTGAAATTAACCCATTAATCTTAAATAGCGCAACTGAAGGCATACTAGATACCAATACCCTTGGCTCAGGCACGTTGCCACTTGAGATAACAAGTTTAGTTAGTAAAGTTGCAATACGCCGTGGTCGCAATCGTTTGACATCCCAGTTTGAGGCTGGCACAGCTAATGTGACTTTATACGATCAGAATGGTGATTGGAATCCCACCAACCCAAACAGTATCTACTTTCCAAACCTTGTTCCGCTTAGGCAGATAATTATCTACGCTACTTATGCTTCCAATGATTACTTTTTATTCTCAGGCTTTATCACTAACTATGACACAGGCTTTAGGCAAGGCAACGATGAACTAAGCACAGTTACCCTGCGTTGCGTAGATGGCTTTAAACTGCTTGCAGGCTCAGGCATAACAACTGTTACAGGCTCAGGGGTACAAACTTCAGGGGCTAGAGTAAATGCCATCCTAGATGAGATTGAATGGCCTTTAAGTTTGCGTAACGTAGATACAGGCGATTCAACCCTTCAGGCAGACCCAGGCACAGACAGGAATGCCCTTGAGGCGTTGTTTAACGTGGAACAGAGCGAGTTTGGGGGCATCTTCCTAGATGCCAATGGCAAGGTTGATTTCGTAAGCCGTAATGCCCTTATAGCCACGCCAGCGTTCCCGGTCTATGAGTTCAGCGATCAAGGCACAGACATCTCATACACCAATGCAGTAGTGGCCTTTGACGATACAAACCTAGTAAATGACGTAACTATCACACGCTTAGGTGGTACAGCTCAGAATGCCTTTG